TATCATGCGGCAGTGATTACAAAACCGACGATCTGCCCAAGTCCTGTAAGGTGTGCGGCAAAAAAGTCTTGATAGTTGAAGACATGAGAAAGAAACATGATTGATTTTGCAGACCTGATTGCGCCCATGACAATCGTTGAGTTTGAAGAGAAGCACCGTGGCAAAAACTTTGTTGTGTTCCCAAGGAATGATGCGCGGACAGAATTGTTCGACAACATAATCGACTGGCAACAGTTCAGTAGTTACTTGAACAATGACCGCGCTACCGCTGGGATGCAGGCCATAACTCTCGACGGCAGAAAGCTCTGCATGGAAAGGGGAACCCTTGAGCGAGAGAGCAGACCCAACTGGTGCCGCAAGGACTACTATGAGAAGAAGTACTTGTATGACCTCTGGATGGAAGGCGCTTCCCTGATTATGACAAAAGCATCACTGCTCACCCCGCGCATAAGCATGATTGCTGGCGCAATTGAGCGGTACTACATGGGCGCAGCCGACGCACACTTCTATTGCAGCGGACACAATCACGGGTCGCCCACCTTCCCGTTTCACATAGATTATGACGATAACTTCTTGGTTCATGCCGAAGGGGATGTTAGCTGGGACATATCGAACAGTTTTGAGAACGATGAAGGTGACTTCACGTCGATTGATCTAACTATGGGCGACCTGCTGTACATACCCAAGGGCATCATGCACAGGGCATTACCTAAGACAAAACGCATCTCAATATCGGTGCCGGTGGCAGAGCGAAAGCCCAACGAAGGGCCCCTCAAAACACAAGACAGAACGTACTACGATTTCACATAGGGGCGGCAAGATTGTATAACTTACGAGTGAAACTTAAAGTAGTTTCGAGGTCGGCGGAACAGCCGTTTTACCCAAATGAGGTAGGTGCAAGGGGGTGTTTTCATTTTGCACCTACCCCTGTGGATAAGTGGGTTAAGTCATTGATTTATAAGGAAACTGAGGTAGGTGCACGAGGTGCAGCGTGCAGTGCCGTGCACCTTGCACCTACCCCCACCTAAGTCATTGATTTTAAAGGGCACTGCAAGGTGCACGAGGTGCACTTCTAAAGAAGGGGAGAGAGATATAAATATCTCCCCTACGGGATAACCCCTTACTCCCTTCTTTGAAGAGGGGGGGAAGAAAAGAAAAATTTTTTTTTGTAGGATAGCAGGCATGGGAAAAAGCGAATCAGTCGATATGATCAACAGCACAAAACGACATGCGATTAGTGAGTTCAAAGAGCCTGTTTTTACGAAGAAACAACAGGCGTTTATTCAGCACTATGTGTATCACGATCTGACTAACACAGAGTCAGCACACAGAGCAGGGTATGCAGGTCCAGCAAGAGCAGCTTCCATACTTTTGAATGATCCGAGATACGCGCATGTGCAAACCAAGATTCGTGAACTCCAGGAGGCACAGCAGAAAAAGTTTGAGATCACTTTCGATAAGGTTGCTCGTGACCTACAGATGATCAGAGATGCTGCTGTTGAAGACGGGTCTTATGGTGCAGCGGTATCAGCAGAACTCGGCAGAGCAAAACTTGCGGGCCTGATGGTGGATAAGAAAGAGATCAAGCACGGGCGTATCGACCAGATGGACAGAGCAGAAGTTGAGTCTCGGCTGCAGCAACTGATAGACAAGAATCAACTTGCGCCTGTCCTAGCTGAGCGTGCAGGTGTGGTGGTTGAGGGTGAGCTTGCGGATGAAGCCATGGTGGATGAGGAGCTTGAGGGTGAGGAACCCCTCGATCTTGAGGATGAACTCGAAGATGAGGAATTCCAGGATGGCCTAGATCAGGATTTTTGACGGATCAGCGCAAGCGGTGGACGATAGCCCTTCCCTCTCCTCTTCAGCCGCGTTATCACCTTGGGCTTTCCAAGCCTTGGTACGGACCTGAAAGCAGCATGGCGATGAGCCGCACTGCAATACTTAGCCGATGGTTGGATGCTCATGAACTTCTCACCGCACCACGCACAAGTGAACTCACGCTCAACCTTGTGCTGGTGCATGGTGGATGAGTTGGTTCTCATTCCACCACGAGTCTCTTTGAAGTACGGCTCCGTTGATGTGAGCAGATCAGACATGACTATGCGTCCTCAGTAGTCGGTAGCTGAGTCGTGGTCACATGCTTGATCTCATCCTCGTGGATGCATCTGGTGCGTAGCAACTCAGATAGATACTGGAACACGACCCAGTAGTTGCCGTAGTTGGTTGGGCATGGGATAACCAAGTCATCCCTACCGTCAACAAAAATGATTCTAAAGTTTGTCATCGCATATCTCCGTATATGTCTTTGTCCGCAGCGAGTACCAACTCGCCAATGATTTGAATTAATTGGGGGACAACCGCATTGCCTAAGGCTTTGATTCTGTCCACCCGATTGGGAACCCCATGAGCCATTCGACCCACTGCGGGTTCAGAGGTCCACTCTGCCCTTCCTGATGCGTAACCGAATCCGGCAAACTGTTGGTCGGTGTACGACCCTTCGCCTTCAACGTCTCCGGCGATCTCCCGCCCTTGTAGTCCCGCGTCAGTGGCGTTGGCCACAACCCCTCCTTCTTCACCGCCGTCGCCAGACCATCGCCCGACTTCTTGCTTGCACCTTTGGCGTTGTAGTTGCCGTTCACCGTGGGTGTCGGCCACAACCATCGCTCCATGGTCTGAGGGTCTACCTGCTCCCTCAGATTCGACGGCCTTGATCGACCCTTGCGTTGACCTTGCTTCAGCTTGTCTAGCGCCTCTGGCGATCTCTGAGGCAGGTAATCCATCGTGCTTGGTGTCGCCCACAGATTGCTTTCTGTAGGCGATGATGAAGACTCTGTCTCTTCGGTGTCTCGCATCGACGGCACAAGCTGGTAGTACAAACGGCCTGACTTCGTAGCCTTCGTTCTCCAAGTCAAGTGACACATCGTCGAGTGCCATGCGGACGAACCCAGAAACGTTCTCTCCAATAACCCAGCGTGGCTTGGATTCACGGATGACTCGTAACATTTCCGGCCAGAGGTGACGGTCATCGTCTTTGCCCCGCTGCTTTCCTGCGACTGAAAATGGTTGGCAAGGGAATCCCCCGCAAACAACGTCAATTGATCCGGCATATTTTTTTCCATCTAGATTCCTTACATCACTATGCACAGGCACGTCAGGCCAATGCTTGTTGAGAATTGCAGTGCCATACGGGTCACGCTCACAGAAGGCAACAGTGGTCATACCTGCTGCCTCCAATCCAAGTGAGAACCCACCGATACCAGAGAACAGATCAAGGACTCTCATGAGCCATCTCTTGTGATCGACTTGCCAATCACCCTAGGCAAACGAGTCTTGCGCTCTATCCCATGCTTTTCTGATAGAACGATTCGCTCCGCTTGGGCACGGCTCATGGCTTCAACCTTCACTTCATGCTTGATTACCTCAACGTAACTGATCGTGTAGTCAGTCAACATGTTACGAGGGTCTTCGTAGCACTCGCTGTAGCACATCGGGCAGTGGTTACGAATGCCCGTTTTGACCTTGATGGGCGCAAGCATGTGCTCAGCAGTCATCGTGCCGCACTCGTCGCAGGCGAAGAAGATGTCTTCCTCAACAACAAACGTCTCGTCTTCAGGAGCGTTGGGCTGCATGGCTAGTTCCTCGTCAGATAGACCATCAAGATGGCTGAGCCTTTGCTCCTTTGTCTGACCGTACATCTCCTCCAATTCATCAAGATCATCACTGCATCCAATGCATACGAAGTCGCTGCCGTGAAACACCATGCTGCGTTCATGGTTGTACTCGCCGCAGCGGTCACAGGAAATCTTATTGTCGATTGAACTCATGACTTCTCCCAATTAGCTGGCAATATGCGAAGGCGAACCATGATGTTCTCAGCCTCGTCGGTGTAACTGTTGAAACGATCTTGAGACTCGTCGGTGTAGTACTCGTCACCGTTCTCATCCACCACAACGTCAAGACCATCTCCGTATTCATCAGCCAAGATGACGGCTAAATCACTCATCATCTCTAACCAATCTTCAGTTTGCAGAATCATTCCTTTCATCGTGCAGTCCTCCAATACTTGTACGCTTCGGCTTCGGTGATGAGGTTCATCCACTTCCAATCCATGGAACCTTTCACGGGATTGGTCAGAACGAAGTAAGCCTTGTATCTCTCCACGTTTTCTTCAGTCGGCTTGGCAGTCGAAGGCCATGAAGACACCTCATTTTTTGCAGGATCGTAGATAGTGATCTTGCGCTTGAGCAGTGAGCGCAGTTCCTTCAGCGCATGACGCTCGTTGATCAGGTCAGTGACCAACCAGTCCAACAGTGCAGTGCTGTCAGTGTTGGCGTAGCGGTCAATCGAATCCTTGATGAAATCTTTCATCAACTCTTCTTCTTCGTTGCGGTACTTGGCCAGCATGTATTCGCTTGCCTCATGACGCGCAACCTTGATCGCCTTATCGAAGTCTTCGCGTGATTGATTCTTCAGTGGCATGTAGTGATTAGCTTCACCATTGCCACTGTTCTCAGCACAGAACATCCGCTTGTTGCGAATGTAAACCGTCGCCTTGAAGCAGATGGTTTCTTCTGAGAAGTGTTGGTTGGTTACCAAGCCTTTCAGTGATACGTCAGAGCGTTCACCAAACGAGGCGAGGGTAGGGTCGATATCCTTCGGGGCGAAGGGATTGTTGTCTCGGTATGCCATTAGCAGTCTCCTTTTGTTTGCTTTAGCGTTATCAATAATAGTGCGTTGACGTTATTTTGCAAGCAAAACCAAGCATATGTTAGAAAAATGTTTGTATTTGCAGGGAAAGGGTAGGGGGAATCGCTCCCGCCCCCTCATACAAGGGGTCTAGCGTTTGATTTGAGAGCTTTTCGCGCCCGACTAGGGGGTAGGGGAGGGGTGAGGCCTTGCGGCCTTGTGCGATCCTGTGTTTTCGCCTGAGGGCTTGCGGCCTTTTTCGTTTTTTATAATGCAGGTCCGAGTGTGCTTGCGGGCTTGCGGCTTGCGGCCTTGTTTGATCCGCGGATCGCGGGGAAAGCTTGCGACCTGCGGCTTGCGACTTGCGGCCTTGATAGTATATGCATGCTCAAGGCGGGCCCGAGGGACCAGGGGGGTTACTCCCCCTCCCCCACTTCTTGGATGTAGTCCGAGACTGATTGTTCCCAGACTTCGCAATCGCCATACTCGACGCCAGGTATCGGCTCCTCAGTATCCCAGTCCAATGGCTTAGCCGGTTCAGTCAAAAGGGCGCCGTGCATTTTTTCGTATGCCTCTTCCCTGCTGTTGGCTTCGACCTCGTATGTGTGGCTTTCTTTGATGTCCACGGTGACGATATATGTCTTTAGCATATCTCCTCCCGCCAGCAGTCCAGCAGTCCCTTGATGGATGACTCGACCTCGTCGCGCTGTTCCTCGTCAAAGTAATACTTGCCGTTGCGCGCTAAGAAAGCTTTCATCACGGGAAGCTTCCAAACTTCTTCATCTTCTTTTGCGCTAATCTTGCGCGGGTATGGTGGCGAGTGAGCAAAGCAGAACGATACCTTTACGATATCGCTCATTAGTTCTAGCTCGTCCACGCTGTTGATATCAAACATCGATTGGATGATGTCGTAAATGACTCGGTCTTCTGACTTGTTTACGTCTAGCCTGAACCTACAAGTGCCTTGCTCTTGCTCGTGGTTTGCGAAAGTAAAAATTGCGTCCGCGTGTAGTTGATGTTTCCAATATATAGCCATGGTGGCGTCTCCTTAGTGGTACTTGTAACTGATATTTTTGATTCGTGGATTCCAGCATGCGCGGCAATCTTTGCATTCGTTGTCTTGCTTGTGTGCGATGCACTCGCGCCCGAA